GTTGATAAACATCACTGACGACATCGTCAGATTCCGCGGCGTCCGAACCGATCGGTAGGAGCTGTGGCGTGGAAAACTTTACCGCGTATTCAATCGTGATAAAGCCCGCCGGAGTTCCAGAGGATGTGAAGTACAGATCAAAACTATCGTACAAGCGTGAGTCGCTCAATGTAGGGGCTGTAAAGCCCGTACGGTTGAACTTCCGCTTGGGAACGATGTTCTGAGTTTTGATAGGGATACTCATATTGTCCCAAATCGCTCCGTTGACGACATTACTGCCGTTGAGGAGGGAGACACCATCGGGTGGCGCACTATCGAGGACATCGTAATCGATGCCCATGATCAGGGTTCCACCGACGGTTGTCGGATTTGAGGAGGTCCAAGAGACCTTCCCACTGAGTATCTCGTAATGCTCGTATCGACTAGCGATCGCGCTAAGCCAGGTCATAGTGCCTGGTTGAAACGTGAAAACCTTGGTCGGTACAGCAATACCACCATCCACGAGGGTAATAACCTCCCGATGTCGGACAACCATAGATCCAGGATCATTTGAATCTTTGGTACGGCCGGTCAGCGCCTGACGGCGCTTGTAGCGGGGCATCACAGGACCTGTGACGCGTCCACTCTTCTTCTTCATCGTTTTGCTCTTGTTGCGTTGCATTGTAGGGGATCCCGCCTGCAACAGACGCGACTGTACATCGCGAGTAACACCCGAAGGTGCGAAGCCGTGCAGTCTGTCGGCATTTATGCCCTTAGAGCAGTGCTGGGACCAAACCATTTCATGGTGAGGTCCGCATCTGCAGGACAACTTAGCACGGAAGTATTAAGGTGGGATGAACCCTCCACCGTTTTGGCTTCTTCAATACTCGCGACCCCCTCTTCTCTTTCATTGGAGTTATCGGATCTTAACTCCTCAAGACGGAAGGGCCAGCTGTAGATATCACGATTCTTCATCTGTGAAATCCAGTGGCGCCCTCGACCATCGACCACCAAGATCACGAGTGGTACGAATATACTCCCGCATAGCCTTCTTAGGCATACGGAAAGCCATTTCAGGCTTCGTAGCCAAAAGAGCATAGGCTAGCGGTGGTTTATATTCGTCGATGGGAGGCACTTCCTCTGTCTTGACCTCTGCAGGTCCAATAGCTGGAAGAACGACCAGCAAACCCTTATGTTGACGGATCGGCCCGGAAGATGAAATTCTGTCTTCCGAGGTCAAAGTGATCTTCTCCTTGTCAACATTCCCTTCTGAAACTCTCTCGAAGAACCGCTTCTCTAAAAGGGAAGCGAATCGACGTTGAAAGCTGGTGACGTTATTTCTAACGTCAGGCTCCTTCTTGAAACCTAAACCGCCGCGTTCATGTGGCAGGAATAGGTTGTAGAGGCCATCATGCGTCATCTCCTTTATAGCAGAAATGTTATAATGGATAAAGCGACGATGGGCTCGGGGCTTATCGACAGCACCTTCGAGCACGGTGTTGTAGATATCCCAAAGAGGGAGTGCAGCTTGGTTCTTACCACCCGTAACCTTACTTTGACCTGTTAAAAGTCCGGTGTTGAACATACCGAGAAACTTAAGGTCATCTCCACCACATTGATCCTTGTGGTATTGGTAAAGTTGGGAATTGATGGTAAAGAACGTCGGATTGATGTAGTTCTTTCCGAGAGAGAGTGTGAAACCGGAGGTTTTC